AGAACTCGATGGGCTCTGTGAGCTTGATGGCGACATCGAGGACGACGGACTCTGTGATGCTGATGGGCTCTTTGTCGGAGATGGACTTGCTGACGCCGATGTTGAACTGGACGGGCTCGCCGATGCTGACTTTGACGACGATGGTGAAGCAGTCGCCGACGCAGAGCCTGACGGACTGAATGAATGAGATGCCGACGTAGACGGACTGAGCGATGACGATGGGGATTCGGACGGTGATGATGCGATAAGAATCGTTGCTTCTACAGCACTGCTAACGTTAATCGCAACTGTTGTCGTACTAACAAATTTTCCATACGGACGGAATCCGGCCGGATGAAGAACCTTCAAGAGAATGCTGCGATATCGATCAAAGGATTCAGCGGCTTTGATAACGTACGTATAGTCGTTGTAGTAGTTTGCGTCTTGAATGCGTGTCGTCGAACTGGTAAATCCTTTATTCGTCAGGAACTCACCAGGATAATTCGTGACGGCCCCAATCATAGGAACAAGTGTAGCATCGGCACCGGTGCTTCCGTCCGCACGTTCGACGGTAAATGTGATATCGTCTGGGTTTGTGTAGAGCACACCGGTGTTACGCACACGCACGCGCGCGATTTGCCCAACGCCTTGCACGACGGCCAAATCGGCGCTCTGGAACAGTTCCGTGACACGTCCACTCGTCGGCACGATAACATCCGCCGTGTCGCTGTAGTAGAAAAGTGTCTGTACGCGAGCATCTGTGCTATCTACGTCAACAACTGGTGGAACCGCATAGCGATTTCCAATAGACGTCAACGCAATAGTGTTGATGGTGCCGTAGGATGTGATTGCGCGCGGGTAAATTAACCGAATTCGACCAAGCGCATAAGTGCCGTAGGTGTTTGCGATTCGCGTGGGTGCCGTGCCGTAAATCTTGATGACGGTGTTGCTTTCAATACTTTTAACGACAACGTCGTATCCCGAGGATGAGTTACCCACGCGAAGATGCGCATTGGCGATCAACGTGCGTTGAAAGAGTGTATTTGTGCCAATGACGGTATCAGTTCCGTCAGTTGTAACGGTACCGATTTGCGCGCAATTTGCGTAATCTTGTTTGATGACCAAGCTCGTTTTGAGCTTGTTCAGATTCGGAATGTTTCGTAGATAGAGCTTCGTTGCCCCACTGGTATGTGTTAGGTTTCCCGCAAGATCGCCGGCAAAATAGCCGACGGTGTTTGAGGTAATCGTACTGGTCAGAACTGTGGTGGCGTTATCCAGAAGATCGTTGATGACAAAGAGCTTGCCGGTATACCCCAAAATCGACGACGCGTTATGATTGAAAAACGGGGCGACTGAGAGGTTGTCTACAAGAATCGCGGCATTCGCCAATTCAGCAGTCGTGTTCGCATCGTTTGTCCATATCCACGGCGTGTAGAAGGGTCGTTGTTCTGCCGCCGAGAAAATGGACGCGACAGCGGTATTCTGATCGACAATGAGACCGTAGACATTTGCGGAGAAGCTGCCGGATGCACCTGATGAGAGTGTTAATGATGTGTTACTTTGAATTGACGCAATAGTGCCGACCGTATTTGCCGACGAATTCCCGACCAAGAGCGTTTCGCCGACATACAACTCGGTCGTAAACTTCGTGCCGACACCCGTAACGGTCGTGCACCCACTTGTCGTTGAGGTTGTGCCGGATAACACGATACCAAGATTGACGCCCGCATCATCTTCATAGTTTGCGTTTCCTACATCGGTATCCGCAAAAGTGTCAATGATAACGTCGAGTGGAATGACGGATGTTGCGTTGCTTAGACTCGCAACTCTGCCTGACGCACCAGATCCCGACGCGCTATAAAATTGTAACGGCTCACCAACCGTGAAACCTTTACCACCACTATGGATGGTGATGCCACTGATGGCTCCGTTGGACACGCGCTCGACAACACCGTACGCGCCATAGCCTTCACCGCGCCCCGGTCCTTCTGACACGACAACAAGATCGCCGTTTGCATAGTTGGTACCACCGCTGCCAACGATAATCTGCGCAATGACAGGTTGAATAATGGTCGTGATGATTTTGTTGTTACTGCGCCCGTCGATATTCCGAAGTTCTGCAGTTTCTTTGAACTGTCCACTGACGCTTCCATATAGCAACGCCAGTTCATGAATAACTCGACGTGTTCCATACTCCACACCGACCACGTATGTTGTGACGCGCTCAACAATCGCTTCTGCAGGTCCGTACGTCTCAGACGTTGAAACAACTCGTGCGCCGGTATAGTACTTGACCACATCTTCTGGTGTGTATGTGCTAGAATTCGGTAGTTCAACTTTCAGTGTTTGTGGCGCAGACCAGGTGGCGCTTGATGCGGAAAACACGTCATCACGAGGAAAGTATACGTCCGCATCTTCGTTGAAGAAGACGCGGAAGAACCACTTAATGCTACTCGGCGTGCCTTTGTGTTGATAAAATGCGCGCAGACTACGAATGAACCAGTCGGTGGAAACGTAGCCATACTGTGGGAATTCCTTGGCAAATTTCGCGAGGAAGTGCGTGCGAAACTCATCAAGAGTCGTGGCGCTGTCTAGGTAGTCAAAGAACTTGCTTGCTTCATACAGCGGTCCGCCCACGGCGTCTGTGACGGTAGTGGAGACAGAAGATGGTCCAAATCCCGGTGTGACGGAGGTGTTTGATGTTTCGCGTTCTTGCTCCAAGAAATGCAAAAACGCCGTGACAAATTCTACAAACGCCGGATACTCGGCTTCTACGAAGTCGGGTATGGCAGTCTTAATGAGGTTGTAAAATTTTTGTCCTGGCTGGTATTGGCGCATAGCTTACCGTATACGGCCGCCTTGATAGAAATTCGAGGGAGTCAGCGTGTTCGTGTTGTCGATCAGTTCAACGCTGATGGTGTCGAAGTCAACAGTATATAGACGATTCAAGTGAGGCGTTAAATCGCTGTACAATGGGAATGCGTTGATCCAAATATCGATGTTGTCGCCTTCAATCGCTTCAGGTTTGAAGTTGGTGAGCGTCATCGTTCCCGTGTCTGTTTTGACAATGCCCACGCTATCGTCTACGACAACCAACGACCGAGTGCCACCTGAGTTGACGTACGCGACAACATTGACGATACCATTCTTTTCCTGCAGGAAACAGTTCGTGCGGTAGTTCCCGTCATGATCGTAATAGTCAAACCGATGCGATGTTGGCTCCAAAAGGACCGACGTATTGCTCGTTTTGTAGAGTGGAGCGCCGAACTTGACCGTAATGGAATTGCTCTTTCCCACCACTGGGACCACGCGCTTCTGTAATTCGATCTGCGTCAAAGAACTGCTAATCGAGGCGTCGGCATCGTCAATCGCGCGACCAAGACGCGAGAACCGGAATGAAGTTTCAAACTTTTCCATGTTCTCGTTTGAGTATGTGTCAATCGCGGTCTTGACCGTCGTGACAAGCTCCTGCTTCGTAAGGATAGTTGCTTTGGGGTCATAACTGACTCGTGTAGAAATGATGAGGTATGTGTAATCTGGATCAACGACTTCGGGAATGACCCCAACGATATTGAACGGCTTGATTGTGTTCTGAATAATTGCGTCCTTCGTCGCTTGTGTAAGTCGTTCGCCAAATTTTGGGCGAACCGCAATATACACACGCCCATATGTCGGACGTTCCTTGGGGTCATTGGGATCGCCCTGTTCGCCACCGAACACGTTGATAGCTGAGATGTACTCCGTCCAGTCCTGTAGAATGACGGCCTTGTAATCTTCGGCGGTCACGCATCGATTCTGTGTCGCATACGTTAACGGTGCGAGATATCGAATGTCTTCGATGTTCTCAATATCTGATCCACCGTTGCTCGGCGTCGTATTGGCATCTGGTGTATCTGTGACGCCTTGCAACATACCGGCGATGCTGTCGTTGATACGGAACGGACCACGAATATTGTTTCCGTCTGCGCCACGGCTGATGTAGTAATCGACAATGATGATATTTCCGGTTTCCAACGCTTTACCTATGACGCCGTTACCAAATTTCAATTCAGGATAACCGTCATAGGCTTCGGACACAATAAAGATTGGTGATATACTGTTCGCCAACAGAAGATTTGAGGCTTCGGTAAAATTCGTGATGGTGAGCACCGGTGCGCTTGTTTGCACGCGAACCGTCAATCGACTGAAATCGACGTTCGCATTTGGAATGATGAACCGTTGAGTTGGATCGTTGGTATCGACCACAAACCGATACTGCGCGGCTCGTCCTTCAACAAACTCGACGTTACTAGCGTTGTATATAACTGTGTTCGATGTATTCTGCGTCAACTCCACGTCTTTGATGTTGTAGAATGTGTACTGCGTATTCGACTGTAGAGCGAACTGGGTATTCTTGGGAAGCGTAATTGTCGAGGCGGCATCGTTCGACATGACCATGGTCACATTGGCGGTATATCCCGCGCTTCGCGTGCCGTGCGAATTGTAGCCGAGCATCTTGGCGTGTGAGACAACAGACGACCGCAACTGCGCAGTATCAAGGAACGCTTCATTCACCGCTGCGGACAGATAGTAGCTGTTGTAGAACGTGACGTATGCGAGCACGCGCGTCAAGAGACGCAGGCCACTACCGGAGAAGTCGTAGTCCGAAAATGTCGGGTCGGCCTTCATAAACGTGACCAGATTATCAAGAATCTGATCGTAGTCGAGGTCCGTTATCTGAATTTGTGATGGTAGTACGGCCATAGGTTATCGCAACCGTGAAAGATAAAGCGTCAGCGTTAGTGGAGTCGTTTGGTTCACTAACGCGAACACCAAATTGATTTGGTACCGCATTTCGTCTGCCGTCGGTACAACAGTCAATTGTTGAATCGCTACCCGAGGCTCATATGTTCGTATCGTGTTCTCAATTTCTCGATGAATCAGCACCGTTGTGATTGGGTCAATTGGCTCAAACAGATACCGAGAGACGTTTGCCCCGAAGTCGGGAAAGAACGGTACCTCTCCCGCAGTGATCGACAACAAGTTGCGCAACGACCGTTTGACAGCTTCGGCCCCAGTGACAGCAACGATGTCGTTGGACACTGGGTTTTTTGCCATCGACAGTGAGATGTCTTTGAATTGCCGAGGGACC